ATATGGCAACAATATCGTCCGATTCACGGTTTGGCATACTGTCCAAATCTGGGGCTGACGCTAAGAAAATGTTCACAGATAAAGTTGTTCCAATATCCGTTAATTACCCGTTCTTTTTTAAACCAATACAAGACGGTATGGATCGTCCCAAAACCGAGCTTGCATATAGAGTACCCGCTTCAAAACTCACGCGTAAATCTATACAGTCAGGGCAGACGCGGGAAGAGCTACAAGGGCTTGACACAACAATTGACTGGAAGAACACGGGTGACAACTCCTATGACGGCGAGAAACTCAAACTCCTCGTACACGACGAATCGGGCAAATGGGAGCGGCCGGATAACATCCTCAACAACTGGCGAGTCACGAAGACAACGTTAAGGTTAGGTAGCCGGGTTATAGGCAAATGTATGATGGGGTCTACAAGCAATGCTTTAGACAAAGGCGGTGAAAACTTTAAAAAACTATATTATGATTCGGACGTTACAAAGCGAAACGCCAATGGACAGACTCGCTCAGGATTATATTCTTTGTTCATGCCTATGGAATGGAACTACGAAGGATTCATTGATTCTTATGGAAACCCTGTCTTTGATACGCCGGAAAAACCGATTGAAGGCCCGTATGGAGACCTTATTGAGGTCGGAGTTATAGATCATTGGAACAATGAAGTTGATGGCTTAAAAGGAGACCAGGATGCCTTAAACGAAATGTATAGGCAGTTTCCGCGTACAGAAGAACACGCTTTTAGAGATGAAACACAAAATAGTATATTTAACCTTGCAAAAATATATGAACAAATAGATTACAACGACGATATATATTCGTCGGCAGGCGTAACGCAAGGCGGCTTTAGCTGGGCAAACGGAATAAAAGACAGCAGTGTTGTATTCACTCCAAACCCAAACGGCAGGTTTAAAGTAAGTTGGGTACCACCTACAAATCTTCAAAACCGCGTAATAGAGAAAAGAGGGGTGTTATACCCCGGAAATGAGCACGTTGGTGCGTTTGGATGTGACTCATATGATATATCAGGAACAACCGATGGGCAGGGCTCAAAAGGTGCACTACATGGGTTAACCAAATTTAGTATGGAAGAGGCTCCTGCAAATATGTTCTTTCTTGAATATATCGCACGCCCTCAAACAGCTGAAATGTTTTTTGAAGATGTATTAATGGCATTGCACTTTTATGGTATGCCAATACTTGCAGAAAACAATAAACCTAGATTATTATATTATTTAAAACGCAGGGGCTATAGGAAGTTTTCAATAAATAGACCTGATAAAGTATTTAATAAATTATCTGTTACTGAAAAAGAAATTGGTGGTATGCCAAACTCAAGTGAAGATATTAAGCAAGCTCATGCAGCTGCAATAGAATCATACATACAAAAATATGTAGGATTAATAGATGAAGAGGCATATGGTCAAATGTATTTTAATGGGACACTTAATGATTGGGCTAAATTCGATCTAAACAAAAGAACAAAGTTTGACGCGGCAATTAGCTCAGGGTTAGCTATTATGGCATGCAACAGGCACTTGTATTCACCTAAACAAGAAAGAGAAAAACTAAGTCTAAGTTTTAATATATCTAAATATAAAAACGAGGGCATGAAATCAAAATTAATAAATAATTATGGCTGAATCAGTTGTAAAAGGTTATTTTCCAAGCCAAACGCTTAGCGACGGAGAAAAAGCTAGTCCGAAGTTCGGAAAAGACGTTGCTAGAGCAATAGAGCATGAATGGTTTAAAAAAGATTCTGCTGGAAACCGTTTTTATATTAATCAAAATCATTTTCACAAATTAAGATTGTATGCTCGCGGTGAGCAATCCGTACAAAAATATAAAGATGAGTTATCAATAAACGGTGATTTATCTTATCTTAATTTAGATTGGAAACCAGTGCCTATTATACCTAAGTTTGTAGATATAGTGGTAAACGGTATGGCTAATAGAAGTTACGATATAAAAGCATACTCTCAAGACCCGTTTGGTGTGAATAAAAGAACTCAGTATATGGAAAGTGTACTGAGAGATATGGCGGCTAAAGAGCTTGATTCATATATTCAAACTGAGTTTGGTGTGCAAACTAAAGAAAGTGGAATTACTGATTTACCTGCTAACCAGGACGAGTTAGACTTGCACATGCAGCTCAATTATAAGGAAGCTATCGAAATAGCTGAAGAACAAGCGATTACAACAACATTTGAAAAAAATAGATACGAGCTTACTAAAAAGCGCATGTATTATGATTTAGCTGTTTTAGGCATTGGAGCTGTAAAAACAACATATACTAATTCTGAAGGAATAACGATAGATTACGTTGACCCTAGTAATTTAGTTTATTCATATACTGATTCTCCTTATTTTGAAGACATATATTATATAGGTGAAATAAAAACAATACCTATTAATGAATTGAAAAAACAATTTCCAAATTTAACAAATGAAGATTTGGAAGAGCTAGCGGGTGGTGCTTATTCTAATTATAAAGCTTATAATAAATTTACAAGCACAAAAAATAGAGATGATAACAATACTGTTGATGTATTATATTTTAATTATAAAACTTTTCACAACGAAGTATATAAAGTTAAAAATACAACAACAGGCGCTGAAAAAATTATAGTTAAAGATGAAAACTTTAACCCTCCTATGGACCCTCGTGCTAGGTTTGAAAGAATAGCTAGAAATATAGAAGTGTTATATGACGGGGCTTATGTTCCAGGCGCTAACATGCTATTAAAGTGGGAGCTGTGCGAAAACATGCTGCGCCCAAAAAGCGATGCGAATAAAGTTAGAATGAATTATTCTGTTGTGGCACCTCGCATGTATAATGGCCGTATTGAATCTTTAGTTAGTAGAATTACTACATTTGCTGATATGATTCAAATAACACATTTAAAGCTGCAGCAGGTAATGTCGCGTATGGTGCCTGATGGTGTTTATTTAGATGCTGATGGTCTTGCTGAAATAGATTTAGGCAATGGCACAAATTATAATCCGCAAGAAGCATTGAATATGTTTTTTCAAACAGGCTCTGTAATTGGTAGATCTTTTACGTCTGACGGTGATATGAATCCAGGTAAAGTCCCTATTCAAGAAATTAATTCAAATAGTGGTAGCAATAAGATAGCTTCGCTTGTAAGCACGTATAACTATTATTTGCAAATGATGAGGGACGCTACCGGTCTTAATGAAGCAAGAGACGGAACAGCACCAGACCCAAAAGCCTTAGTTGGTGTGCAAAAATTAGCTGCTGCTAATAGTAATACAGCTACTCGACATATATTACAAAGCGGTTTATTTCTAACTGCTGAAACCTCTGAAAAAATATCATTACGAATATCTGATGTTATAGAGTTTTCACCTTCCAGAGAAGCCTTTATACAGGCAATAGGCATCCATAACGTCTCGGTACTATCTGAACTCAGTGAGTTGCATTTGCATGATTTTGGTATATTTATTGATTTAATGCCGGATGAAGAAGAAAAGCAAAAGCTTGAAAATAATATACAAGCTGCATTAAGCGGGGGGCTTGTTGATTTAGAAGACGCTATTGATCTTAGGGAAATAAAGAATACCCAATTAGCAAATCAAATGCTAAAAATACGCAGAAAGAAAAAGCTAGAGCGTGACCAGCAGCTTCAACAGCAGAATATTCAGGCGCAATCGCAAGCCAACGCTCAAGCGCAACAGATGGCTGCGCAAGCTGAAGTTCAAAAGCAGCAGGCTTTAACAGCACAAAAAGCAGAGCTTAAGCAATTAGAGTCACAACTTGAGATGCAAAGATTGGCTAATGAGGCGAAGCTTAAGAAAGATTTAATGCAGCTTGAGTTTCAAATGAATATGCAGCTTAAAGGCATAGAAGTCGAAAAAGCCAAGTCCGCTATAAAAGAAAAAGAAGACCGTAAAGACGAGCGAACAAAAATACAAGCATCACAGCAGAGCGAGCTTATTAATCAAAGGAAAAACAATTTACCACCAAAAGTATTTGAATCTGCAGGAAATGATATACTTAGTGGTGATTTTGACTTAGGTTCTTTTGAACCCAAGTAATGTATAGTGTATAATCTTATAATATTTTATTATGTCTGAAAAAGTTGAAGCAAAAGTCGTTGAAAGCGAAGAGCTATCAATACAAGAAAAAGAAGAAATTGTGCAAGGAAAAGCAGGAGCCGTATTTGAAGACGGTATGTACAAGGTTGATTTAACTCAACCGCCCGCAGAACAAGTTGAACAAACAGAAGATGCCATTCAAGAACCAGAAGCAGAGAGCAGCGTGCCACGCGGAAGCGAACCGGCTGAAGAAGCAGGGGAAGAAGCCAAAGTGGAACTGCAAGAAGTACGACAAGAAGAAGTAAAAGAAGAAGCTGAGGAATTAGTTTTGGAAGAACTTCCAGAAGTTGAAGAATTGCAAGGAGAAACTATTAAAGAAGTAGAAGACCTTGCGGAAAAAGTTGAAGAAGCATTTCAAAAAGAAGAGGAACAAGGCGTAGAGCTTCCTGAAAATATTCAAAAAGTTGTTGATTTTATAAATGAAACAGGTGGTACACTTGAGGATTACGTAGCACTCAACAAAGATTATTCAAATGTGGACGATCTTGCGCTACTTAGAGAATATTATCAACAATCTAAACCGCACTTATCATCAGATGAAATTGATTTTCTTATTGAAGATAAATTTACATTTGATGAGGATGTCGACGATGAAAGAGACGTCAAAAGAAAAAAGCTTGCTTTCAAAGAAGAAGTGGCAGGAGCCAAATCTGAACTTGAAGGTCTTAAAACCAAATACTATGAAGAAATTAAAGCTGGGTCTAGACTGACGTCGGATCAACAACAAGCTGTAGATTTTTTTAATAGATATACCACAGAAAACGAAGAAACATCAAAAATAGCCAAACAAGCTCAAGATGTGTTTTTACAAAAAACAAATCAAGTGTTTAATGATGAATTCAAAGGTTTTGATTTCAAGGTTGCAGAAAAACGCTATAGATTTAATGTAAAAAATACAAATGAGGTAAAAACTAATCAAAGCGATATTAATAATTTCATTAAAAAGTTTTTAAATGAAGATAATGTTATGAATGACGCTAAAGGTTATCATAAATCCTTGTTTGCCGCTATGAATCCTGATGCGATTGCTAATCATTTTTATCAGCAAGGTAAATCCGATGCGATAAAAGAGAGTATGAAGTCTGCTAAAAACATTAACATGGACCCGAGAGGGGTTCATAACAAAACTAATGATACAGGCGGAATAAAAGCAAGAGTTTTAGGCGATGATACTTCAAAATTAAAACTTAAACTTAAAAATTACTAAAAATTTATAAAAAATGGCAACTAATGTATCATTTGGTGGCTTAACCGGTGGGATTGTAACTCCTTCCGTGGAAAAAGCTGCTCTTAACACAAACTATTTGAACTTTCATGGTTCAGGTGGTGCAAACTGGTCGCAACAATATCTTCCAGAACTTTACGAACAAGAAGTAGAGCGTTATGGAAACCGTTCGATTTCATCTTTCCTACGTATGGTAGGCGCAGAAATGCCTATGGCTTCTGATCAAGTTATTTGGTCTGAGCAAGGTCGTCTTCACTTAGCTTATAACGGGCAGATTAATCCGGTTACTGGCGCGGTCGACACAATTACAGGAATTGATTCAGGCGCAACTGAAGCTCACGCTATTAGAAAAGGAGCAACTGTTGTAGCTACTGTAAACAGCGTTGTATTTAAAGCTATCGTTACAGCTGGTTCTGAAACTAGTACTAGTGGATTAACAATTAAGCCTTACGGTGCTGAAAATGTTGATGACCTATCTGGTATTGCTGTAGACGACAACCAAGTTATTAAGTTCTTTGTATACGGTTCTGAATATGACAAAGCTACAGACACTATGACTGGAGCTATTCAGCCTACATTCAAAAGCTTTACCAACAAGCCTATTATCATCAAAGATCACTTTGAGATTTCAGGTTCTGACACTGCTCAGATTGGTTGGGTTGAAGTTTCTGGAGAAGCTGGACAAACAGGATATTTATGGTATATGAAGGCTGAAGGCGATACTCGCGTTCGATATGAAGATTACCTAGAAATGACTATGGTTGAAGCTGAAAAAGCTGATAGCACTAGTGCAGTAGCTGATGAATTCGGAAACTCTATTTCAGGTACTGAAGGGCTCTTTGCGGCCATCGAGTCTCGTGGAATCGTTTCTACAAATCAATTTGATTCAGCAACACCTGGAGCTGTTGTTTCTGGGGCAGGAGTGCCTAGCAATGACAGATTATCTGAATTTGACCTATTGTTAAAAGAACTTGATAAGCAAGGTTCTATCGAAGAAAATTTACTTTTCTTAGACAGAGACGCTAACTTGTACATTGACGATCTTTTGGCTGGTCTTTCTGCAGGTGCACAAGGTGGTACTGCTTACGGTGTATTTGAAAACTCAGAAGACATGGCATTGAATCTTGGCTTTACAGGATTCCGTCGTGGATCTTATGACTTTTACAAAACTGATTGGAAATATCTTAACGATGCTTCTACTCGTGGTCTTGTAGGCGGTCTTTCTGGTGTTCTTACTCCAGCAGGAACTTCATCTGTATACGATCAACAACTTGGAAAAAATGTAAGACGTCCATTCCTTCACGTACGTTACCGTGCGTCTGAAGCTGACGACCGAAGAATGAAATCTTGGGTTACTGGTTCAGTTGGTGGACCTACAAGTTCAAGCGTTGACAAGATGGAAATTCACTATCTATCTGAAAGATGTTTAGTCACTCAAGCGGCTAACAACTTTGTTCTTTTCAAGAGCTAAATTAGTTATGTAATACTCGGGGTGGTTATGCCACCTCGGGTTTACTTTTTTAAATTTTTTATTATATTATATCATGGCAAAAGAAAAAAAGGTAGCAGTAAAAGCTGCTCCAAAATGGGAAGTAAAAGACAGATTATACGAGCTAAAAGGAAATAAAAAACCTATTGTTCTTATGTTAAAAAGCAAAGGTATTTATTGGTTCGATGAAGATATGGGGTATGAAAGAGAAATAAAATATACCATAAATCAAAAAACTGTTTTTGTAGATGAATTTAAAGGTAACGCAAGACTTGGGCATATTATATTTAGAGATGGCCAGCTGTTTGTTCCTAGAGAAAAAGTAATTCTACAACAAATATTATCACTATATCATCCAGACAATGGAAGAGTCTATGAAGAAAATAATCATGTTCAAATAGCCGAAAACGATATAGATTATTTAGAAATGGAAATTCAAGCTTTAAATTTAGCGTCACAAACTGACGTTGATAGAGCAGAAGCAATATTAAGAGTTGAGCTTGGAGATAAAGTTTCTACTATGACATCCAAAGAACTTAAAAGAGATTTGCTATTATTTGCTAGATCAAATCCTCAGTTGTTTTTAGAATTGTCGCAAGATGAAAACATTAATGTACGCAATATGGGTATTAAAGCTGTTGAGCAAGGCATTATAAAATTATCAAACGATCAACGAACATTTAAATGGGCTAGCAATGACAGAAAACTTTTAACTGTACCATTTGATGAAAACCCTTATTCAGCATTAGCCGCGTGGTTTAAAACTGACGAAGGTATTGAAGTTTACCAAACAATAGAAAAACGTTTGGCTTAGAAGTTGTGAAAGGCTCACAGCTTTGTGGGCCTTTTTTATTAAAAAAATAATATGGCAATAAGTATAAATACAGTATATCAAAGAGTATTGGCAATACTTAACAAAGAGCAGCGAGGTTATTTAACCCCTGTAGAGTTTAACTTATTTGCTAATCAAGCACAGCTTGATATATTTGAACAATATTTTTACGATTTAAATCAGTTTAGCAGATTACCGGGCAACAGCACAGAGTATTCGGATATGGTTGATATACTTGAAGAAAAGATAAGTGCGTTTCAAAAAACAGCACAGCCAACATATTCTGCTAATCATTTTGTAGAACCTACAGATTTATACAGATTAGGCACAGTTATATACAACGGAAGCGAAGCAGAACACATAAATAAAAACGAATATCTGTATATTACTTCATCACCGCTTTCAAAACCAACTAATGATTTTCCTATATACACTAGAGACTTAAGCGGTATAAAAATATACGCAGCAGCAGAGCTAACTGGTAACACAGGCGTTACATTTAACTATGTTAAAAAACCTACTGAAGCTGAATGGAAATTTACTACAGTTGCGGGAGAAGCATTATATAGAGCAACAGGAACGGTTGATTTTGAATTACATGAGGCAGAAGAACCCGATCTTGTAATAAAAATACTACAATTAGCCGGTGTGCTAATAAAAGATCCAAGCATTTATCAAGTTGGCTCAACAGAAGAAGCAAAAGACGTTCAACAAGAAAAAGCATAATAGATGGCATTACTTAACATTACACACGAACGTTATTATAATAACAGCGTTAATTTTACCGGTGATGGGTCAACGGTTGCGTTTACTATTACTACAGCAGCATTAGACCCTATACCGGCTGCTAAAGCAGATATTGATATTTATGTAAATGGCAAAGAAGTAAGTATAGAAAACTATGCTTACAACGGAAGTTCTGGTGTAGTAACTTTTTCTGGAAATACAAATAATACAGATATATTAGAGTCTAATGGTGCTCCTAAAAATAATTTACTGATAACAGTTATTCAAATAAACGCTGAGGATAAATTAGGTGGCTATCAGTTCATAAAGTTAAAAGATATTATAAATAACTTTATGG